CACACCGTGCAGGACAAAGACAGCAAGCGCCCGGTGCGCTTCTCACCACTGCCCATGCAGCGCAAAATCTTTGATGCAGTGCAGGCTGGGCATAAGCGCATCATCATTGTCAAGGCGCGCCAGGTGGCTGCAACCACTGGCTGCAAGATGGTGCTGCATCACATGGCATACACCACCAGCTATGCAGCCATGCATGCAGTGGTGAGCATGCGAGATGACAGCGCCACTGCTCTGATGGATGATCCTAGGCGCTGGCTGAATGACCCACCCACACTGCTGCAGCGCCCGATACAAACCAAAGCCAGGGGCAAGGTTGTATATGCTGACACTGGTGCCAGCCTGCAGGCATTTACTAGCAGAAGTCAGACGGGGCTGCGCAGCTTCACCCCTGCTGCTGTGCTGGTGTCTGAAGCGGCCTATGCGCCTGACCTTGAAGAAGTCATTGCCCAGGCTGATGCAGCAGTGGGTGATGGCCTGCTGATGGTAGAAAGCACCGCAAACAACCCTGCAGACTTCTTCAGCCAGCTGGTCAAGGGTGCGCCAGAGAACGGGTGGACCTTGATTACCATGTGGTGGCATGAACACCCTGCCTATACGGCTGACCTGGTGCCTGATGACTTCCAGCCCACCAGCGCTGAAGCAGAACTGGCTGACCGCTATGCCCTGAGCACTGGGCAGCTTTACTGGCACCGGACCACCAGCAGACGGCTGGGCAGTGATCACAAGTTTAGGCGGGAATACCCAGCCAGCCTTGATGACTGCTTCCTGCAACGTGAGGGTGGTTACTACGGTGATGAAGTGCTGACTGACATCCATGTGGTGGAACACATCGGCACCACGGCTGGCAGAGAGATTGAACCACCACACCCACATGACCGCTATGTCATGGGCGTTGACATCGGTGGTGGTGTGGGCGGTGATTACAGCGCGCTGGCAGTGGTGTCAGTGTCCACCATGCAGCCGGTCTATACAGAGCGCTGCAACACAGTCACCCCTGGCAAGTGGGCGCACCGCGTCATCCAAGTGGCAAGCCGATACAATCAGGCGCTGGTGCTGGCAGAGTCAAATAACCACGGGCATGCCCATCTGCTTGAGCTGGGCAACTGCGGATATCGCCAGCAGTGGAGAAGCCCAGCAGGCAAGCCCTGGGTGACTACGCTGCAGAGCAAACTTGATGCCTTCGATACACTCAGAGAAGCCCTGAGCATCATCAAGATAATGGACCGCGCCACATGGCTTGAGCTGCGCAGCCTGACCATTCCAGCAGGCAAGGTGGCACCAGAGGCACCCAGGGGCTGCCATGATGATGCAGCCGTAGCAATGGCGCTGGCCTATCGCTGCATGCGTGATGTACCGTCATCCTGGCGGACACATGCGTTAGTATCTGGCAAGACCAGGATTGATGACTTGATCAGTGCCAGCAGGGCAAAGCGTATCAGGTCTTCTGCACTTCCTTTTTAAGGCTGACCATGCTGACACCAGAGCAAGTGGCTGACTTCTACCATCAGCACCGTCAATATTGGGACACCAGACGTGATGAGATGCGTGAGCTGCGCAATCTCTACATGACGCGCTTCTGGCAAGATGAGACATTCCCCACACTTGATGGCATCTTGCGCACTGAAGTGCCCAAAGCATACGCCGTGGTTGAAAGCTACCTGGGCAGCTTGTATGCAAAGAACCCAGCCGTCTTTGTGCAGCCTGACCTGCGCGCCAGGGGCAACCCTCAAGTGGCTGAAGCCACGGCGAACCAGTATCTGCTGACCATTCGTGAGCAGCTGGAAGATGCAACCCGGCTGGCTTTGATCTATCCATGTGGCTTTATCAAGCTGGCACCAGTGGTCAGCGTTGACCCTCTGAAGCGCGTGTCATGCGCAGCACTGCCACCATGGGCGGTGCTGGTGGATGCCACTGCAGCCAGCTGGGCTGCTCAGCGCTATGTGGGGCATGTTCAGCTGATGCCACTGCAGGAAGCGTCAGAGCGCTATGGAAAGCCTGAACAGGCTTTCAGACCCAGGACATACAGCAAGTGGATTGAATCCACCGGCATTGCTGGCAAAGACCAGATGCTGGGGCTGGGTGCCCCCACCACGGTGCCTGACTCTGAAAAGTGGGTGCAGGTGGTTGAGCTGTATGACCTGGCGCATGACAAGCTGCTGGTGTGGTCTGAAGACTATGCTGATGGCACTGACTTTCTGTTCACTGGCATCACCGTGCAGGTGGGTGCCCTGGATGCCAGCGCTGCTTCTGACACTGAAGCCCCTGATGCTGATCTGGTGCATGAAACCACCGGCATCCCCTTCAAGTCAGCCAATGGCAGGCCAGTGGTGCCCCTGCTGCCTCTGTACTTCAGCCGTGATCCTGACACCCCACTGCGCGGCTATTCGCTGGTGCAGCGCTCGCTTGACCAGTTCAGAGAACTGAACGTCATGCGCACCTATCAAGCCCAGGGTGTGCGACGTATGGCAAGGCAGTGGATGGTGCGCGCTGGCTTCCTGAGTGAAGACGGTGCTGCAAAGATTGCCCAGGGGCTGGATGGTGAGTTTATTGAAATAGACCTGCCACCTGGTGCAGACCTGCTGGGCAACATCACGCCAGTACCCCAGGCACCTATTCCTGCTGATATCAGCCTGTATGCCCAGACCGTTGACAATGACATCAATGCAGCAGGGCTGCTGGCACCCTTCACACGTGGTGAAGTCACAAAGTCAACGGCAACAGAGCAGAACCTATTGGCGGCCTACACCAGCAGTGAAGTGGGGCGCATGGCGCGTGTCAGGGATGGTGTCATCACCGGCATTGCGCGCACTTACAATGTCATGTTGAGCGTGGTCCTGGGTGATGATGCAGAGCCACTGGCACTGCCAAACCCAGTAGGCCCCACCATCCTGTCAGCAGATGACCTGACTGGTGACTTCCAATACTGGGCAGTGGATGCAGGCACCACGCCTATGTCAGACCTGGCGCGTCAGGCAGTGCTTGAGCGCATTGCACCGCTGCTGGTGCAGCTGGGCACCCCACCAGCAGAAGTGCTGGCAGAGCTGGTGCGTGCATACCAGCTTCCTGAAAGCTTCCTGGCAGCACCACCACCACCAGAGAACACCCCACCACAATCAATGGCAGCTGGTCAGGCTGATGCAGAAGCCCAGGCTGAAGCTGCTGCCATCGGAGCGCAAGACAATGCCACTTTACTCTGACCGTTCAGGCATGCCTGCAGAGATGGCTGACCTGGCAGCAGCCCAGGATGACATCATTGGCGAAGAAGCTGCTGAGCTGATCCCACCACCCAGCAGCCCATTCAATGCAAAGGTGCTGACCAGCTTGAGCAAGGCACTGGCAGCCGTGGCAAAGGTCATGGGTCTTGACCTGACCCCAGAGTCATACTCTGAGCCAGAGGCACGGCTGGCACCAGAAGTGGCACGCTTCCTGCTGATGATGTCAGCAGCTGCTGAAGACTACGGGCAGCCCCTGCCAGTGGCCCTGGATGCCATCAAGGGTGACAAAGAACTGACTGCCATCACCGCGCACCTGATGCGCCTTGCCAAAGACAAAGACTTCAGCACCTTTCTTGATGCGCCTGCTGATGAAGAGCGCGCTGAAGTGCGCATTGAAGTCAGCCCTGATGGCATGGACGTGGAAGAAGAAGAAGACTTTGACTTCAGCAGCCGTATGCGCAGGGGCTGACCCATGGGCTTCACCAGCTTCAGAGCACGGCTACTGCGCACCTTTGGGTATGGCAAGCCCAAAACGGTCATCCCTAAGACCAGAGGGCAGGCATACTATCGAAGCTATGCCGGTGGCACTGATGCGAATCTGGTGGATGCAATCGAGCGCAGGCAGCCGGTCAGCTTCTTCTATACAGACAAGTGGCAGCCAGCAGGCACACCTGGTGCCAGTGGCTTGCGTGTGGGCAACCCTCACGCGCTCTGGATCGGCAAAAACGGCACCAAATACCTTCACTTGTATGTCGATCCCCAGTCAGCCACTGCCACTGGCAGCCTGCCTGGATGGCGCACCTTCATAGTGGGGCGCATCAGTGATGTGTCTGTCTTTGAGCTGGGTGCAAAGCTGTTCGGCAAGCCGGTGCAGTTCATCAGGGCACCGGGCTTCAATCCCGGCTGGTATGCACGCAACGGTCAGCCCATCAAGACAATCCAATAACCATCAGCAGAAGGAAGTCAGACATGACCACACCAGACGCACCAGCACACCAGAGCATTGCAGAAGCAGTGCTGGCAGAAGTACAGGCAACCCAGGCACCAGAGCAAGAAGCTGCACCAGAGCAGGAAGCTGCCCCAGCTGCTGAAGCAGAAGCCGGTGAAGTCGAGATTGAAGAAGCCGGTGAAGATGAAGCACCACGCACGCGCAGCCTGTCATGGGATGATGCTGTAAAGCAGGTGCCACCAGACATTGCAAAGCTGATGCGAGAACTGCGCAGTGACTACACACGCAAGACGCAAGACCTGGCAGAGCAGAAGCGCGAATTCATCAGAGAGCGTCAGGCACTGATGAAGGGCAGGGAGTCACTGACAGACCCTGCAGAAGTGCCAGAGTATGACCCTTTCAATGAAGCCAGCATCACTGCGCGCATTGAACAGGAAGTCAATCGACGCTTGCGTGATGTGCTTGAGCCCATGCAGCAAGAGTATGAGCAGATGGCTGCTGAAGAGTCATACCAGCGCTTCATGACAGAGCACCCAGACTTCAGCTCTGACACAGAACTGCGCTCTGAAGTGCAGCACCTTCTTGAAGGCAATGAAGCGCTTGACCTTGAGACTGCCTACTGGGCAGCAAAGGGCAAGCAGAGCAAGCAGAAGGCCAGAGCAGAGCAGGCAGCCAGCAAGGCAAAGCGGTCAGCGCGCAGGCAGGCTGCCATGACAGGCACCGCGCCTGCCATCAGGGGCAGCAATCGCGCCAGCAAGCCCAGCCGTGGTGAGCTGAAGACCATGACCAGTGCAGACATCCTGGCACTTGCCCAGTCAATGCACCGCAAGTAATCAATAGACTTACCAATAGGATGCTGGTAAGCAGATAGGCAGCAAGCCACCCAGATGATGGAGCTTGTAAGCCACTGGCACCAGCCAGAACCGGAATACAACCACTTCACACTTCAGAGGTTCCATCATGGCACCCCAGTCAGTCATCAGCACCACGCTGCAGCTCCTGCGCGATAAGCTGGTCGACAACAGCTATCTTTCTCACCCACTGATTCGCGCCATTGAGCAGGCAGGCAACCTCGTCAAAGTCTCTGGTGGCTTGCGCGTAGAGCAGCCGGTGATCTTTGGTGAGCACAGCAGCATCACCCAGCTCAGCAACGGCTTTGAGCCTGTCAGCATGGCTGTCACTGACCCCTTCCAGACTGCAAAGTATGAGTACAGCAACTTCACCCAGCCCATCGTGCTGAGCGCTGTTGAGAAGGCAGCTAACAAGGGTGATTTGGCAGTGGTCAACATCTTGGAATCCAAGATGAAGAACGTCATGCTGGGGCTGAAGAAGGAAGTCAGCAAGCAGATCATCCGTGGCAACAGTTCCACGCTGACCAGCCTGCAGACCCTCAATGGCATGTCAGGCAACACCACTGGCTGGCTTGAAGGTGTCTCTGCTGCCACCCAGAGCAACACGGTTGGTGGGCTCAGCAAGACGACGTATCGCAGCCAGAACTGGTTTAACCAGAACGTTGACGCTGGTGGCACGCTCAGCCTTGCTGACCTTGACCAGCTCTTCATCAACTGCCAGGTGCGCAGCCCCAGTGGTGAGTTTCCTGACATCCTGCTGATGTCACCCAGCTGCTTTGCTGCCTTCCAGGCACTTCAGCAGTCTTCTGTCCGCTATGTCAACGCGTCTGACCGCAATGGTCTTGATGCTGACATGGTTGCCATGTGGCGCGGTGCTCGGATCTACATTGAGCCCAACCTGGGTTTCACTGCCACCACGCCAGCCAAGCCGGTCAGCGCATACGCTCTGACCAGCAGCCAGTTCCAGCTTTACGCTGACACTGATGGCTTCTTCAATGTCTCTGACATGATGCCTGTTCCTGGCACTGCCACTGAGGCCGCTATGGTCTTCTGTCGCATGCAGCTGGTCACTGGTCATCTTGCCAGTCACGGTGTCCTTCTTGATGGTGAGGCATAGACCATGGCTACTTCCACAATCGTTCAGCTTCTGCAGGCTGGTGAAGCTGGTGACACCAGCAACCGCCGTCAGATTGAGACCTTCATCGCTGGTGGCACCATTGCTGCTGGTGACTGCGTTGGCTTTGACACCACAAAGACTGGCGCTGACCGCGCTCTGTTTGTCACTGAAGCTGGCACCGTTGCTATTGGCAACTCGCTTGCTATCGGTGTGGCGCTGAACGCTGCCACTGCTGACCAGCAGGTGCGTTGCGTTGTCGCTGGCTATGCAGAGAACGTCAAGTGCGGTGCTGGTGTTGCTGCTGGTGATCCGCTGTCCGTTGGGCGGGCTGCCACTGGCACCGTTGACACCCGCGTTGCAGCTGACACTGCGCAGGCGTTTGGTGTGGCTCTGGAAGCCGTCGCTGCCAACACGGTTGATATCATCGTCTTCAAGCAGTTCTGATCATCGCAAGGCAGCCACACTGCCTTCACCAGCCCCACCACCTATGCTGGTGGTGGGGCTTCTTCTTTGCAGGGGTAGACAATGAACCTGGGCAGCTTGCTGGATTTTATGGGCACCCTGCTGGACTATGACCCCAGCAACAGCACATACAGAGCGCAGGTTGTCACCCTGCTCAATGATGCCCAGGTGCGATGCCTGACTGATAGGCACTGGGATTTCTCTACCCGTGACAGAAAGGTGCAGGTGTGGACTGACACCACGCTGACGCTCAATGTCACCAGTGGCACTGCCACGGCTACTGGCACCGGCTTTCCAGTCAGCACTGACCTGGTGAAGCCGGGTAGTGAGCTGGCGCGTGCTGAAGTCACCTTCACTGACAGCGCAGGCAATGCGCACAAACACCGGATTGCCTGGGTAGAGAACGGCACCACGCTGTATCTTGACCGGATTTATCGGGGTGCCAGTGGCGCTGTCAGCGCACTGGTCAAGCGCAGGGATGTCTTCTTGCCCAGTGACAGCATGAACGTGCTGAATGTCGCTGACCCCAGTGTGGGTGTGCCAGCAAAAGCACTGATGCTGAGCAAGTGGGAACGTGAAGACGCAAACCTTGACGCAGACCTTCTGGGCACCGTGGAAGCGTATGTGCCCAGTGAAGGTGTGCTGGTGCGCGCACCCCAGATGGTGCGCGGTGTAACCGTGGTGGGTGCAAGCGCAGGGCAGGGTGCGCGCACCGTTGACGTATACATGGTCAACGTGTCCGGCCCTAATGCCCAGAACTATCCAGCATACCGCTCTGATGTCAGCAGTGGCTTTGAATCGGCTTTCAGCAAGGTCAGCAGCTTCACCCTGTCAGACACCCAGACGCTCAACTTCACCCCTGAAACCATCCCAAATCACACCGGCTTATACCGTCGGTACTACTTCACATGCAGTGAAGCTGGCATCATCGCGCCAGTCAGGGTGCGCAATGCAGATGCAGAAGGTGGTGCCATCATTGACCGTGACACCATCAACACCAAAGGTGGCATCACACTGAAGCCTGACCTGGCGCTGGGCACCCTGCAGGGGCAAGCCTTCCATAGCACCGCCGTCAGATACCGCTTCAATCAGAGCAGTGCTTACAGAAGCATCCAGCTGTATCCACACCCAGCAGAAGATCAGAAGCTGGATGTGCGCGTATCAATCAACCCAGCGCGCATGCAGGAAGATCAAGACGCCACACTGATACCTGCCAGCTATAGCAAGATGCTGGCATACAGCGCGCTTGAGAAGCTGGCGCTGAAAGTGGATGGTGCAAGCGCTCTGGCAGTGGCCTATTCCAGAGAACGCGCAGTGCTTTACAAGGGCATGGAAGCGCGCTTTCTGGCTCAGGTGCCCAGACGCATCATCAAGGGCAGCCCCACTGCTGGATACCGCTTTGTGCGCAACCCATACGGCAAGCTGACCTTTTCATGAAGCAGAACACCTATCAGACACCCCTGGCCGGTGGGCTTGAAACAAAGCTGCCCCAGAACCCGCAGAACGCCAATGTGGCTCAAAACCTTGTCATCGACAAAGAGACTGGTGGGTGGTCAACCCGTCTGGGGTATGAGCGCTTCATGTCTGGGGCCAGCAGCTGGGCACCATTCACAAGCTGCGGACCCATACACAGCCTGCATGCAGCCCAGCACCTTGCCAGTGGTGCGCGTCAGCACGTCTTGCTTGAAGAGCAGGGGAACCTGCAGCTGCTGTATGAGTGCAGCGGACTGGTGCAGATCAAGACGCTGGCAACAGGGCGCAACATCCCCACACCCACTGAAGCAGGCAGCTGGTTCACTGACACCGGATACGGCACCATCATCACCAATGGTGTTGACCGCCCACTGCTGGTGAACCCATGGCCTTCACCACAAAGCGCGCTGGTGTTCACTGGCTTTCTGGTGCGTGACTTTGGCTTCAGTGGCACACCCACTGCTGTGGACCCCAGGCTGAACATTCCCATGCCCAAACCGTCTGGTGGTGTGCCAGCGTTTGACCCTCAAACGGGTGGTGGGGCAACCACATTGTGGTGCCCATCAGACACCAGAGCAGTGCCTGATGGCGGGCGCTGGGGTCTGGGGCTGTCTGACAACACTGGTGCCAGTGCTGCCACTGGTGACAAGGTTTCATTGTTCGGCTGGGCTGTCAGCTTCATCAGTGACACTGGCAGTGAAGGACCTGCAAGCACGCTGGCAACAGCCACATGGTCACTGCCAGAGGACCATGAAGGCTTCAGATATGCCTGTGCTATAGACATCCCCACCGGCCCAGCTGGCACAGTGGCACGCAAGCTGTATCGCACCACAAACTTCAGCAATGACAGCAATGCCCCTGGTGATAGCACGCTGTATTTCGTTGACCTGGTGCGCAACAACGTGGATGGCATTTACTATGATGCGAACCAGACACGCACACTGGGGCAGCCAGCACCAGTGGTGGCAACTGGACCACTTCCAGCACCGCGTGCACGCTTCAGCGCTCTGTTTGCTGGCTGTCTGTTTCTTGATGGTGGCATCGATGATGCGCGCACCCTGTTCTTCAGTGCCCAGGGGCTGATTGAGCAGTTCAGTGCTGACTCATACATTGAGCTGAGCAACATTGGTGGTGGCATCACTGCGCTGTATGCCAGCTACACTGACCTGCTGGTGTTCAGAGAGAACAGCATTGACGTGGTGCAGGGCACCTTCACCACTGGCTTCACAGTCACCACCATCAGCACCAGTGTGACCTGCAGGGCACCGCACAGCATCCAGGCAGTGCCTGGGCTGGGTGTCGTCTTCCTGGGCAATGACGGTGTGTATGCCATCACTGGTGGCTTCACTGGTGGTGCTGTCAGTGATGTCATCAATCTCACCATTGCGCAAGACAACATCATTCAGCGCATCACCCCTGACTGCCACGTCAAAGCGGTCAGCTGCTTCAGTGCAGCCCAGCGTGAATACCAGCTTTATCTGCCAGTAGATGGCTCTGACAGGCCAGGGCTGGGGCTGGTGCTGCACGTTGACCGGCTGCCCCAGGCATCTGCTCTGGCACCATGGTCAACCCGTGTGGGCTTTCCAGTGGGTGCGCTTGCCACCTTGTATGATGGCACTGTCATTTTTGGACACCACACCGGCAGTGAGTCTGGTGATGCTGACAGTCAGCGTGGCCTGTTTGTGCTGTCAGGCAAGCGTGCACTGGGCTCGCTTGTCAGTGGTGATGTGATGGCACCCCAGCCTGCACCGGTCAGCATATACCGGTCAGCATGGTGGTCTGCTGGTGATGCCCAGGTGCTCAAGCAGGTCACATACGTCACAGTCTGGGTGCTCACCACTGGCGCACCCACCATCACCATGCGCCACTTCAAAGACTTCCAGCTGACCCCAGTGGCAGAGCGCACATACAGGGCACAGCCACCAGATGCCGTGGCACTGCCTGAGCTT